CTCCTGGTACAGAAGGTGTTACAAAACACTATATTACAGGATTTCATTTTGCAGATATGCAAGTTCTCTTCATTGGATTACATTTGTTAGCATATCCAACTGATATACAACGATGTGTCAAGCGTGAAGCACAGGCAACAGTTATCCAGAATGTGATTATACCGTATATACAAAAAGGGTATGAGGTAATAGTTATGGGTGATTTCAATGATTTTGACGAAGATCCGTTAGATGCAAATGATAATAATCCCATTTCACAAGTTCTGGATATTGTTCGTGGAAAAAATACCAAAATATATGAATTATATAATGTCGCATCTGAAATTCCCAAAGTAGAGCGTTATTCGGATTGGTGGGATAAAAATAATGACTGTAAATCAACACCAAATGAGTTCTCTACAATTGACCATATATTGGTAACACCAAATCTAAAAACCAAAATAAAGAATACATACATCTATCATGGTTATGATGAATATTGTGGTACCTATAATTCTGACCATTATCCTGTCGTGATTGATTTGGAATTATAATAAGGTTTAGCCGAACAAAATATTTTTCTATTTTATGAATAAATTAATTTATCGTTCAATAACTACATGGACAACCCGATATATAAATGCAACAATGTCGCCAAGAAAACCTCTACACCTAGATGTTATACCCGGGTGTAATGCAGCACATATAACGTTTAGTTTAAGTTCTAATGGTGGAAAACAGATAACAAATTACCAGTATTCCATAGATGGAGGCAAGACATTCAGAGATGTCGTACCTGAGCAAATAGATTGTCCTATCGTGATTGATGGTCTTGTAAATGGTAAAACATATAATATAGCAATACGAGCAATAAACGATAATGGTCCAGGTATTCATTCTGATATATTGAGTATTACTCCGAAAAAGTGGTATTGATTGATTTACAAAAATAAACCAATCAATAAAATGAAATTAAATATCTAATGAAACGATGTTCTTATCTGAACGGTTCTTTCTTTTATTAGAGCGTTTGGGCATATTTGTATTTTGCATATCCTTCAACGATGCAATTGAAATTACAGAATCATCATCAAGTGATTGTGATGCAGGTGGACCTGACTGTTCATGAATATTTACATTACGTGTTTTTAACCCTGACAAAATATTGTCTATGCTACTTGATTGTGGTCCACGCATCTCAGGTCTGGAAGAAGGTTGCTGAGGTGTATTAATGCTGCTTCCAGGTTGATTGATATTATATTCATTGTTCATATCTACACCTTGTTCTCTAAACATGGTACCTCTACTTGCATTAATATCTGGTCTGTTATTGGGTGCTTCTCCGGTATATACCATACCTGGACGTTGTGGAGGAGGCATATTTTGTGTCTCAACTGGTGCTGGTGGTGGCGGTCCCTTAGGCTTAGCAGTATCTTGCATAAAGTTATTTGCCATTGCAAAACCAGGCGATGTTTGGCTCATACTATTTACAGTTGCATCTGTAAACATTTTCATTAAATCGGGACTTTGTTTAATCACATCATTGAATGCAGGTGTAGCACTTGATAATGCCTTGTTTGAAAAATTTAATACAGCTGCACTGAATCCTACGCGAAGTAATAAGGAAATTTCAGGAGCCATTTTACCGCCCTTATATTTATCATGTAATTCTCCGAAAATTTCTTCATAACTATCAATATCTTCATTCACTTGCTCACCCCAACCATCCAAGTTCAAATCAAATGGATTAAATACTGTATTTGCATATTCCATTGAATTAATAAACGTCATAAACCACCACCCCTGTAACTTCACACCATCCTTTTTACGTTTATCTTCCAAAGCGGTTTCATATTCATCTTCAATTTCATCAAAGGCAGAATCCATATTGAAATTAGAATTATGTTTGATTAATCCCTTTTCATACCAATCTTCTAACTTCTTCAACATGGCACGTTTCTTACGACGAACTTCTCGTTCACTTAAAGTGGTTGCCTTTTCTGCATTAAGAGGGATTTCGTTTATTTTGGAAAAACCATCCCATGTTTTTGCATTACCCATACTATCACGAGTGGCTTGACCTATGTTTGACCCACCCGCATTATCATTTATATCGTTATGATTTTCTTCCTTTTTTACTTTATCACCAAATCCAAATAAATCTGCTGCCATACCACCAAAACTTTTTGTATCTGATGTGGTAGATTCCATTTTTGGATTAGATAAATTATTCAATTCATTTTCTAAATTATCTAATTCGCCTAAATCTAAATTAGAATTGTTGGAGGATATCTTTTTATCGTTCATTAGTAACTCAATTCCAGACCCTAAGTTACTATTTGATGATCCAATATCAATAGATACAGGGTCCAAATCGTCTAAAGCACCTAAATCAATCACTTCCATCTTATGATATTTATACAAGTTTTATTTTTAAATCCTCCGCACATATAATAATATTATTATTTCTTAAATACCAAATGCCTTGTAAAAATGCATCTGCCAAATCATCCTTCTTTTTTGTATCTAACGAGGATTTCCAACTTGATATACTAGGGTTTGCATTTAACACTTCTAAACAATAATGAACACCGTCTTTCTTATGGGCTTTATAATTTGGATTCACTTTATGTATTTCATTAACAGAGTTTTCATCAGTCAGTATAGTTGGTTTCGGGATTTCAAATTGTTTCAACTTATTTGCAGATGATATAAAGTAAATATCTGCATTTTCATTTGTCATTATAAAATATTGTGCTAACATACCCTGTATTGTCTTCATTCTATTTGCAATAGGAGAAATTTGGTTCTCAATGACTACGGTTGTTATCTCTTGTATATTTTCAACTTCATTCATTTTAATCTTCATATTACGTCCAATATCAATAAGATCTGTTTGGGATGCATTTTTCGTCTTTTTTGAGTTAACCGGCTCAAAACAATGTTTATTAAAATAGTTTACTATCTTTTCTAATAAATATTTTTTTAACATCTTATCCGTGCTGGGTATATCAATGAATATCAAATATTTGTTACCTAACTGTATTAAATCTGCAACCTTCATTTTTTTCAAAGATGGAACTGACATTTCCTTTGTAGGAACTATATATTGAGAACACGACTTGGCATGTTTATCACAATAATATTTATCATTTTTGTAATACCTTGCTTTTTTAGTACAAGGTTTCGGTTGTAATTTCTTAGATTTTGGAATAATGGTACAATCACATATATGGTCATTGGGTTGCTCGTCCATTAAATTTAATACGTCCCAGCCCGCTATGGTGCAATCACTATTTGTGCAATCAAATATGCAATACGCCATATTCTTAATTCCTACATCAAAACTAATTACTTTCATAGGAGAATAAACAATATAACATTGGTAGTTTATATTGTTTGATTATCAAAAATTAAATTATTTGTAACGTTGGTGTATGACATTTTCTGGAATAACAATTGGTGCTATTTGAAGATTTTCTTGGATTGACTTAGCTAGATACGCATTCTTTAAATCACTACCTGGTTGTCCGTAGCGATGAGATGTATCTAATATATCTTGTTGCATTCGGGGATTATGTGTATATCCTTTCACTTCGTTACATTGAATATTGGGTGGATTCATTTGTCTAACTGCTATGTTATTTTCGTTATTACTTTCACGGTAATTATATTCCATTAAATCGGGTGCATTATCGGTTAAGTATTTACGATATTGCCAATTCGTTTGTATTCCAGATCTTGCTATTAAATCATTATTATTTTCAGACTCTGGTTGCCAAGAAGATAATAAGGGTTTATTGTTATCAGTAATAGGGGGAACCTGTTTATACTGGGCATTTGTATGAACTGGATACATTGTTCTTGGAAAAGTAAAATTTACGTGTTGGTATGCACTATCTAAATTTGTTAATTCATTCACTGAGTTTGATGACATAATATATAATTTAACGATATATATTATATTTTTATTGCAATCATTAGATGGTAACTTCATCGGCAAGCATTTTTAATAATTCAGTCTTCTTCATTTTACTAGGATCTGAACATAATCCCTTTGTAATAACTAGTGCCTTTAAATTTTGTATGGTCATTTTACGATATACGTCATTAGTATGTTCTTCTATTGAACTTTGTTCCTCTTGGACGACATTTTCTAAATGATCTTCTTGCAACTTATCAACGACTATTGGTTGAATTTCTTGTAAACCTTCGGGTGAGTTTATAACATTATGTTCAGAGTCTTCCAAATTGTCAAATGTATCATCGGGTAATTCAGATAATAATTCATTATCATTGTCTTCTAATACAATTACTTTTACTGATAATTCATCACTGACACTTTCGTCATCACTATCACTTTCGTCATCACTACCACTTTCGTCATCACTACCACTTTCGTCATCACTACCACTTTCGTCATCACTACCACTTTCGTCATCACTACCACTTTCGTCAACTTGTTCATATGTTGAATTATGCATGTCTTCTGAATATACATTCATTTGGTTTGTATTCTCCGGATGAAACATAATATTTGGTTGCTCTGGTGGAAATCCATGTTGTTCATTCCTAACGGCATTTAACTCAGAAACAATATTATTAATTAGCTCAAACATTGTATCAGATTTCTCTTCCAATGCATTAAACCGTTGTCTAAAATGATATACTAAGAGTAAAATAAGAATAAATGTAATAGCTAAACTCACAAAAAAGAAGGTTTCAATAAAACTAAACAGACCCATTTTATTATAAAGTAATAAAATTTTCATCAAATACAAACGAACGCTAAATAATATATTTATTTATATATATTACAATTATGGAAACATCACCAATGCAATCTTCTCCTAAACTTAGCATTCAAACAAATAATGGAGGAATCGTTTTGAATAAAAATTTCCTTATCATAAGTTTGCTTGCTTTACTTATATTTTCCCTTTTAGGAATAAACTTACTCAATATTTTTGGTAATGTATTTCAAGTGATTGGTAATTTCTTTCAAGCAATTATTAATATATTTAAGCCATTAATTTATCGTGTATTATCCTTATTTGGGTATACGACTGGTGCAGTAATTAATACAACTGCTGATGTTGTTGCGGAAACAACAAAAACCGGAATTGACATTGCGAGTGGTACAGTTCAATCCGTTGGAAATTTATTAAAAAATAGCAGTCAATCAATGATTGATCCAAATGCAAAACAAATGTTTGACAATACATTGAATTTATCTACAATCAAAACGGGTATACCTGATGCCGACGATACTAATAGTAATATACAAACACCTATCGGAACCGATAAAAAACAATGGTGTTTAGTAGGAGACCATCAAGGTCGTAGAAGTTGTGTAGAAATTGGTCAAGAAACTAAATGTATGTCTGGTCAAATATTCCCAAGTCAACATCAATGCTTGAATCCAACCCTTACTCAGAATATTGAATAATCTATATAAAATTGAAAAACTTTATTATAATAACTTTATTTAACAACTTATTATAACAAAGATAATACATCTATTCTACTATGCCAAATACACGAGATGATCAATGTAAATTGGCTATTCATACATTTATGAAAAATACATATAATATTGAATATAATCTTATTCAAACAACTAATAATAAATCCACAAAACTACATTGTTATGATATTAAAATGCCGAAGCGAATTAATATTTATGATATAGATAAACATACCAAAGATAGACAACAATTGCCATCTCAACGCGTTTATGAAACACAAGATTTTACAGATGATATATTGAATATAGATGTAACATTCAATAATTATTTTCTTCCATATACAATGTCAATAAACAGTCAAGTAGTATCGTCATTACAAATAACAATGATTAGTATAGATAATGATAATTTAATCGCTCATGTGCAAGCTTTGTATTATAAATCTCACCGACCATATCTAGTTGATAATATAGAAACAGTGCCAACTAGCGTTTCAGTTAAACCATGTTTGAAATATGATATTAAAACAAATCAAGATGATAGTATTTCAAGGTGGTCATATAGCATGATTGCATACGTTAAAAAACTTGAAAATGAATGCAATCAATTACGTAAAATAGATGATATTAATCAAGATAAAATTCAGAAACTGAATGATGCTGTTACTGACACCAAATGTAGCTTGACTGTTAAATATAATTATTTGAAAATGTTATATGATGATCAACTTCAAGTAACGAATTTAATTGAAGTTGATAATTGTCATTATAAACGTCGGTACAATAGTATTAAAAACGATTTTGAAAAAACTAAAATAAAACTAGCCACAAGCCATAGATTAACCGAAGTTATAAAATCACTCTATGCAAATACAAATAAAAACGAAGATTGTCCTGTTTGTTATGAATCTATTGATGTAGATAATTTAAAAATTCCAATATGTGGTCATTTTATATGCATTACTTGTTCTGACCGATGTGATCAATGTCCATTATGTAGAGTGGAATATTGATTACACTATTGTTTCGGTTACATAAATAGGCAATAATTCATTTGAACTAGGTGCAGATTCTATTGAGCATCCATCCTCTTTTTTACCCGAATCAGTTGCATTCAAATATAATCCATATTCAAAATCATAATCATTAAGAAATTCAGTGTTACTTGTATGATCGAATTCTATGTCTGGCTTTATATTTAAATCATATATATAACTGGGTTCAGTTAACAAGTTGATATTAGTTATTGATAACATTCCTGCATACAATGAACCTTCAAAGTCTTGTCCATTGGCTGGAACATCAAATAATACTTCAGCTACATTTGTTCCAGTATTAAGAAATTCACTTATTAAGTCAGTGTTGGGAACAGGTGCATCTATGAATACTACCTGTGGATTTAAAGAAGTGTTTGATAATTTTAATGTTATATTTTTAAATTCAGATGCTATAGATCCCTTATATGTCCCTTTGAAATAAAAACTAATTGGTATTTGCATTGAATATACAGACCTTGTATTTTTAACACGATCTGTAATATATAGAGACAACATAGTAGTATCATTTGCTTCCTCTATTATTATTTCTTCGTCTCGTAGCATTTTCTTATATGTAACAACTGTATTTTCTTGAATGGTGGTAGTTTTCCATATTGATTCATCAATGAAATCCGTTATTGCATAATTTTCATCAGAGGAATTTGCGTAATTATAAAGAGGAACTGTCGGGTCTTTATATATAGTAATTGCTGGACCGGGCACATCGGATGATGTGCTAAGAGTTGGAATTAAGTCATCGTTTGAACAGTCTACAACAGCTAATGAACTTATTCTATTAATGGAAGGAATGTCCATTTTTAATCGTTCATCAAATGTATAGTCTATTGTATCTGTATAAGTAGTTGTATAAGATTGACCTTGATATTTTCCAGTTATTGCTTTTGCAAATTGTTGTCGCTGAGTCAAACTGTTTGTTTGTGAAGCCATTTTGTTGCTCGGATATTGTAATATTTCAAATTTACGCCTCATATTCAATTGGTCTGGTGTAAATTCCGGATAGGGAGATATTGGAGTTGCACGAAATGATGGCATAGCAAATTGTTGTTGTCGTCGTCTTAATTTGCATATTGTATCAATATTCATTGTAATATTTGCCATCTGAAAAAATATATATTACCATTTGAAAATATATATTTTATTTATTGCATAGGAGTGTTTATGAATTAGTATTTGGATGAATACCACATATTTGATAAATATTTAAATCCACCACTGGGTAGCGTATCTTCTGCAACTGTCATATTGGGTCCAGACGAAACTATATTATTAATTTCAAATACATTTAATGCGCGACTATAATAACGAAGGTTTGATAATTTACCTGCAAATCCTCCATTTTGGCAAATATAAATATCGCCATAATTCTGTTTGGGTGTATTTGTAAATACTAAACGTTCTACTACAACACCATTTACATATACATCTAATGCCGTATTTTGTAATCGCAATGCTACATGAAACCATTTCTTTATTGGAACATTCGTAATATCAATTGTAGTATTTTCATCTGTGGAAGATACAGAGTTCATTACAACATGAAGTGTGTTCTCTAATGGTTTAACATATAGACCTGGACCATTATTTACAGATGCTAAATTGGTACTCGTGTTAATATTTCCATCACCTTTACTAAATATATGTTGGTATTTTCCATCAACTGTACCTAAATCATTCAAATACAACCATGTTGACCATGTAAATTCCATACCTTTTGATTCATCATTTGATCTAAATACTTGAACTGAATCGGTTTGTTTTGGATCCTGACGAACAACTTTTGAGAAAGTACCATCAATCAATCCATTAATAATATAGGGGTCACGCGATGGTTCTGTAAAATAACCTATAATTGAAATGCCTAAATTAAATAATATCAAAAAGACAAGCAACAATAGGAGTATAAATGCAAATTTTGCAATTATTGTATTAGAAGTTAAAAAATCACTTGTAGCACCTACTCCTGCACTTGCTTGATTGGAGAAATCATCAAATGTGCTTGTCAAAGCATTCTTTGCACCATCCAATGAATCGCCTAAACGTTGAGCTATTGGTGGAGTTGGCATTAATCCAGTTGGTTGTGCATTTGGTTGAAAATTCATCTATTATATACTATATATTAGAATTATATACTATATATTTTTACCGTTTAATTAAAATGAAATTGATGTTTGTTTCACATTATTTTTTAATATGGCAACATCAATTCCATATGATGAAAATGCACGTGAAACTGCGTTTGTTCCATTGCCTTCTAAATAATTATTCCAGGCAGTTTCTGGGTCAATAGGAACAGTTGAACGTTTAAATTCACTTACGTACGCATCAAAAACGCTTCCGTTAGAATTTCCTAAATTAATTGGTGCGCTCGATGCATCAGGGGGAACGATTGGCATAGCACCGCTATCATTATTATAAAATCTGTGTGATTTTACCAACTTTCCATCTAAATAGGCATCTACAAATTGGTTATCCACACTGACTGATATACATACCCATTTCTGTAAAGGAAAATTTTTGGTAACAATCATCTCATCCGTTACATATGCATTATTATCAGCATTCCGATTGTTCATTGTAAGTTGTACTTTCAATGTTGGACTATTATCATCTAAATAAACGCGTATGTTATTATTACGGCTGAATATAGTCTTCTTTGAGTTATTGTCCCATGTATTCACATATACCCAGATTGTATAACCATATCGGGTATTTCTTGATCCGGCAATATCGGTAATTGGTGGATTTACAACTGATAATGACGTTGATTTGGCTAAGTTTGTAACAGTGCCTGTCATATATGCATATAACACATATACCAAAAGTAATATAATTACAGTAAGAATTATTGTAACAGGAGTCATTATATATTAAATCATTATAAAATATTTACAGGAGGATTTTTGTTCATTAATAAATTATAAGACGATGATATTTGTCTTTTTGATTGTGGTTTTGAATGATATTTTATATTACATATAGCACCTTCAACTCCATTTTCACTGCCAAGTGATATAAGGTCACTAGCACTATATTCTGGTTCATTACCATCAAATATAAATGTTTTTTCTAAATGTCCGTTTATAAATAGATCTACTTGTGAAGATGTATAATTAAAAACAATCTGGTTCCACTTTTGTAATTTTATATTTACTTTATAACTACGTGATTCATCTTCACCTTTATTCGTAAAATATACCTTTAATACGTCGGGTGAGTTATTACCATCAGTATCAATATTATTCACATACGTTATTTTAGGCAAACCATTACCATAATTAAATATTTCGGTTTCTTTTGCATAAGATGCATAATTCGGTGGCTGCATATTTAAATTCAACCACATTGAAATACTATACGATCGTTTAAATGTCGTTTTTGCTGTATCACTTTGTCCTATATTTTTAAAAGCATACTGATAACCACTACCTAATTCCTTTTTAATATCTAAAAATGCGGTATCTGCTAATAATGGTGTTCCTTCCATAATATTGATTTTACTTATTAATGATGGTATGTAAATATATAATAACGCAACCAGAAGTTCTATAATGAAAAGATAATATACCACATTTGATGTCGCTCCTATTTCAGACTTTATATATTCAATGAAATCCAGTATTAAACTTGGTATATAAAATAGTAAATGAATAAAGAAACCTGTCCATCCCTCTCTTGTTTTTAAGTAATTGCTATAAAAATAAAGTATTATTGCTAATCCTACCAGTATACCAAATGTAATAATTCCAGACATTAGATACGCAATAGTTGTTATTGTTGCATTTTGTCCAGTGTAATAATATACTGCTACTCCAAATATAATTAAAACCATTGCAAATGCCATTGTAAGAGTTTTCCAATTTAATCCAATTGATGTACTAATAAACAAATAAGTTGAAAACCCGACTATTAACGTAACCATCGGATACAAATATTTATAAATATCAGACATAGATGTAGATGCGTCATTTCCAGCCATATTAAGAATAATTGCTGATGATGCTAATACAATGGTTATAATACCATATTTTATATAACTAGTATCAGATGCATCTGATATAAGAGTGTCACGTACATGTTTAAAAATACCGATTAATGCATTAAAAACATATGCTATTGGAATTGCAATAAATGTGGTAAATACATAACTTATAGCATAAAATATCGTTTTTATAAATGGTTCAACATTTTCATAATAAACGGATGTCATTACTATTTGATTATACAATAATATATTATTTTATAATCTATTTTTTGAATTATAAGTTCTCTATTGTTGTTTTCTTTCCATGACATTCGCGACATAAAGCTACTAAATTATCAACGTGATTGCTACCACCATATTCTAACCGAACCGTATGATCTACCTCAAACCAAGCATTCAATTGGCTTTTACAGTCGGCACATTTCCAGTCTTGTCTTGATGCAACAAACTTCTTTTTTGTTTCACTTACAGATCTTTTTGTTGCCTTCTTACCAGAATTTAATATTCTGTTCTCGGATGCATATTGATTATTATTTACCATAGGTAAAATGGGATAGTTGCTATCATCTGACGCAAAGTTTTGCTTTGATGTAAAATCAAGTATGGGGGAAATGATGTTTGATGCATTTTTATCAATCGGTAGATACTTGATATATTCGTTTGACATATTCACCATTTCACGGGCTCTTAGTGGGTTTCGTTTTATTAATATATAAAACATTAACGCACCAAATGCAACACCTACCATTTGATAATATTTTTTACCCGATAATAATAGTTTCGTATATTTACCATCTGTATATATATTTCCAATAATAAATCCTGCTATTAGTATTATGATGAGCTCTATTCGCATTCTTTATCTTTATATTACCAAGAGACTTTTTCAAATTATTCATAATATAAGTATATCAAAAATAAACATATCAATATCAATATTATATGTATATATTGACGTCTAATATGTATCTTCTCATGTAAATATACAGGTTTTGGTTTGTACTCTGCTCGGTATTTTTCTAATGCATCTGCTAAAAGTATTTCTTTTTTTCCTAGCAATACATTTAACTTATTATGTATAAAATGAACCCAACGTACAAATGATGTACGATTATCTAAATAAGGCGTTACTGGATATTTATCTAATAATTCACTAAATTTATTTCCCATCTCTGTAATTGGTATAAATAATGGCATATTATGTATCAAATCATAATATTTTCGTTTTGTCATTTGATTTGGTGTTCTTGGATATGACTCGGCAACTGTATGTAAAAAAAACCAATAATGTGGTCCCCATACATTTGGATCAAAAATCATTTCCTATTATCAAATAGTTATATAAAGATTTGAGGGTTTAATCAAATAGGTTAAACTAAATTAGTTAATATGAGTGAGCATTATTGTAATAATTGTGGGAAACAAGGTCATCTTTATAATCAATGTAAAATGCCCATCACCAGTTTGGGTGTCATTGCATACCGATATAATGCAAATAAATGTATTGAATACTTAATGATACGCAGGAAGGATACGCTTGGATTTATTGATTTTATGAGAGGCAAATATTTTGTTAATAATAAATTTTATATATTAAATATGCTTAATCAAATGACAGTTCATGAAAAAGAACGTTTAAAAACGATGGATTTTGATGAGCTATGGTATGGTATATGGGGTGATTGTAAAATATCAGGACAATATAAACATGAAGAACATATATCAAAAAACAAATTCAATTCATTACGAAATGGAGTATATTATTTGACAGAGCCTTATAATTTAAATCAATTAATTGAAGAAAGTAACGATTTTGGTAAATGGACAGAACCAGAATGGGGATTTCCAAAAGGAAGGAGAAATTATCAAGAGAATGACTATGCATGTGCTTTAAGAGAATTCAGTGAAGAAACTGGAATCAAACAACCAAACCTCATATTGGTACAAAATATTATTCCTTATGAAGAAACGTTTACCGGTTCAAATTATAAATCATATAAACATAAATATTTTTTAAATTTTGTTAAGAACCATCCATCTATAAATCTAAATAATTATGAAAAATCCGAAGTTAGTTGCATGGAATGGAAAACATATGATGAATGTGTACAATGTATAAGACCCTACAATTTAGAAAAACTATCTATGCTAAAAAAAATAAACCATACACTTACTCATTATCAAATCACTTTTTGTAATTAGTAACTTTGGGTTTTTCATAGAAATCAAATATATGTGTAAAATTATATACATATATTTTAAAGTAATAAGGTAAGATGGTTCAACTTACAAAGAAAAAAAGACTTAGTTCCAATAAACATACACGAAATCGTAGACGCCAGTTAGGTGGATCTGATCCGTCTAATAATATAGATTCAGAAGTAACACCTGATGCAAAAATGCGATGTCCACGTGGTGAACGTAGGAATCCGATTACTAATGAATGTGAACCTATACCTACTAAAATTGCTACAAAAACAGTACTAGGATGTTCTGTTGATTATACACCCGCGAATGATACTGAACAATTACGTTTTCAAGAACTTACTAAAATGTCTGGTCAAAAACTACGTGATATACTATCTAGATTAAAAGGAGAACCTACTGGTCAAAAACATTCTTCTGATGCTAGACGAAAGGGTGATCTTGTAAATTTGATACTTTGCATTGAAAATATGAAA